GGTGCCCCCTCGATAGCCACGGTGCGGTTGATCGAGATGAGGTCTTTAAGTGTGTCAGACAGAAGGGATGGACGCATTGTGTATTACTCCATGTGTTGTGGCTTGTCTCATCAGTGCCACGGTAGCCATCCGTGGCAGACTGGGGTTGCCCCCAGTTTCGACTCATAGGTAATTTCACCCCCACCGCTTCTTGCTGGACTGGATGGCAGTGAGCTGCTTGTAGGCAGTGACATAGGCCACCTCGGTCTCCTCGATGCAGTCGTGATAGGCCAGCACTTGGCGCCGGATGGCGTCGAGGTGAGAGTCAACAGTGACATAAGTGGACATGCCACGGGCAATGTCAGCGTAGCGATCCGGCTCATCGAGACAGGCCAAGGCCATGTTAGACAGGCTGACAGTGCCCCAACGCTCACCTTGTCTGGGATCGACACCAAGTCTGACTTGGGTCTGGACCCACAGCTTGAACTGGTCGAAGCCCTTGGCACAGGCAGCATTAGCCTTCTTGCGGTTGACACTGTAACGGGTGAAGGGCTTGGTCCCAGCGATGATGTTAAGGTCTTTGTCCAGTGTGGCGCAGCCATCGACCAGATACCCCATGCTGGTGTTGTTGGTAGCACTGTTGCGTATCCACAGGACAGGACCAACAGGGTTGGTGTAACTGGCCCAGACAGCACCGCGGAGCACTTGGTTAACCGCCTCGTCTGTCAGCTTGGAAGCATAGGGTTCGAGGTCAATGGTGCCATCGTCATGGTAAGTGATGATGTCAGTCTGGTAGAGCCGGATGGCGACAGAGCCATTGTCAAGTTTGCGGATGGTGAGGTTGTCATTGCGCCGCTGACCAAGGGGTCTGGTGTCAGTGGACCGCCCCCTGATGGGGACAATGCTGTCATACTTAGCCAGTGCTTGCTCATAGGAAGTGATGCCGCCACGGGGCAGGACGATGTTAGAGCCGAACATTACAGGGTCTCCTTGATAGCGTTGATGCGGTTGTTGGTGGTGTTGACCACAGTCCAAAGGGCAGTCTCGTAGGGGACAGTCGGGTCAGCTTGGATGATCTTGTCCACCTTGCGGTAGAACTCATTGGTGCCAAGGTAGCCAATGACTGACATGGTGACACGGATCGTCTTGGGGTCGAGGACGGCGGTGGTAGTGGTTGTGATGGTTGTGATGAAGGTGGTAGGCATATCAAAGTCCTTTCAGATGTGAGAGCCACTTGTAGACAGTGGACTGGCCGACGTTGAACTGAGCGGCAGCCTCCTTGACAGAGACACCCTCCACTCTGACGAGGCGCAGCACTTCGGCTCTCGTGGTGTCATCGAGACCATAGGCTGGGTGGTAATCAGGGACGACTATGAGATAGTCGGGGCTGGATGGTGTAAAGGCCAACCTCACAGTGCCACCTCTACCGGAGCAAAGCCGGGGTTGAACTGGATGTTAAGATGAGTGACGCCATAGTGCTGCTTGAGGTCATGACGGTCACAGACAGTGATCCGGCAGTTGTTAAGCGGGGAAGACTGGTCGACCACTACGAGTTCGTGACCAACGGTGTAGTCATAGATGGCATCAGCCTGACTGATGTAAGGGCGGCGAAGCGGCTTAACAGTGAGGGACTTGGTGTAAACCTGAGCAGCGAGGTCAGCGAGTTTGGTCCAGTTGGCCATGATAAGGGTCCATAGTTGTGTGTTAAGATTGATAAGCATTGTCAGGACCGAACTGTTTACTAGGTAGAGTCGGCCTGAGCCATGACCTTAGCCGATCCCGCTGGCCGTGTCAAGTTTCGGAGGGTAGGGAGGTTTAGTCCGCGCGGATAATGGGTTAGTCCGCGCAGGAACTGTGTAAAGTATCTACGAATTGGGCGCGCGATAGGCGAAGTATCTTTACAGTATGGATAGTGTAAGTGCTTGATTTTGTTAGCGTTTCTTGGGGTGTATCTAAACTATCTACGATTTTTTGGAATAGAGCCCACTAAAATTGCGCAACTGGAGCGGTTGTATTGTAAAGGTTTACACTCAACCGAGTTGATTGACGATTTCCGTCACGTATCCTCGAAAAAAACGTGTATATTATAGATAGTTTAGATACTTTACTACTACTACACACTGGTTTGATACGCTTTACACAAGCTAACCCCTTGGTTTCATTGGCTTTTCCATTTTGGTGTAAACATTCAAACTATCTAAATTTTACACGTTCCGTGTAAAGGTAGTGTAAAGGCAAAATAGATAGTTGTTTAATATCAATGACTTACTAGGTGTAAAGACATAGGCCCCCGACAAATGGCACTCGATACGAGACGCTTTACACTAGAGCTACAGGCCCCCGACGTATGGCGAGTGTAACGAGCAAACTTAACACGCAACCGCTACCTATGCGGGCGGTGTAAAGGTGTAAAGGTGTAAAGGTGTAAAGCAGACAACAAAAAACCCGCCCGGTGGTTAGCCGGGCGGGTCAGGGTTAGGTCAGGGCGAAGAAGAGGAACAGGAGGACGGCGGTCGCGCCCATCAGCGCTTGGCCTATCATCTGCCAGTCCACCTTGCGGTGGTGAGCGGCGAGGTAACGCTGCGCGTTGTCTTGTCCGCGCTTGGAAATGTGCGTGTCGATCTTGAGCTGGCGATCGCGCAGCGCGGCTTTGGTTTCGTGCTTCATTCTGTCAATCCTTGTGTGAGAGGTGAGGCGGGCGCTTTCGCGCCCGCCCTGTTTAGTCTGCGCTCAGTTCGAGGTGAATTTCGTGTTCAACAAGACCGATGGCGGCATCTATTGCGCCGTTTTCTTCTGGGCGATCTAGCAGTCTGCCCAGCATTGCCTGCAGTTCCTCGAGGGAAAGAGCACGCAGAACTGCGGCAGCGGTAATCACGATTTCGTCGGAGTGAACGATTGTCGGCATTTATTTGTTCCTTGTTTGTGTGAGAGGTTGGGCGGGCCCTTGCGGGGCCCGCCCTGTTTTTAGAACTCTACCTTGGGCGCGGCAGCCTTGGCGGGCCGCGATCCGGTGCCTTTGGTGAACTTGAGTTTCGGCTGCGGGAACTTGCCGCGAACCAGAACCAGCTCGATCATGTCGGCCTCTTTGGCCAGTTTGGCGAACACTGCCGGAGTTACGTCGGCACCAGCCGCAAGGGGCTTTTCAAAGCCGTCGGCCCAGATGGACCAGCCGGACATTGTCAGCTTGTTTCCCTTGATCGCGTCGACCAAAGTTTTGGGGTTGCCGGCGTTGTGCTTGCCGTCGGCTTTCCCCGTGATCCGGAATATATCCGAACCAGCTTTGACCGGAACGATTGCGACTTGACCTTCAAAAAGTTTAGCCATTGTGTGTCCTTTCATATGGCATAAGGTTGATACTTCTGCCACCCATCATCGGCACTACGTGCCTAGGGTCAGGTTAACGATGTCAAAGAGCGCCGGGGCTTCCCCCGTCCCGTCCAGCGATCGTTTGCTGTTCGGTGAGATCTTTATCCGCTTTCCTGTCGGCTATGTCAACAGCTAATTTATAAAAATCTGCGACAATTTATAACAAAAAACGCGCGCCGCGCGGCCGCAGGCAGGCATGGGGGGTGGGGGGTTGGACAGCACTTTTCCGGCCCCCCGCTATTGTAGTAAACCTCTTACAACACAACCCAAAATTACCAATCTTTACACCTGTACATCACCCGAACATTTTATAACACCCCCGCCAAAAATTTTCCCGGCCCAAAAAACCAAATCTTTACACTATTGACCGCCCCCGCCTCCAAGAGTTACCATCCCCCCATGTACATGAGCCCTGTTCACACCAAATGGACCGATCGGTTCGCCTTTGAACTCGCCCTTCTCATGGAGGGTAGCGGGGAAAAGCTCGACGAACTGCTGGATCGGCACGAGTTTGAGGCGTCAGACCTCCTCACCTTCAAGAACGACGCCACTTTTCTCAAGAAAGTGGAGGCTTACAGGGAGGAAGTACGCACCAAGGGCCTCACATTCAGGGTCAAGGCGCGTGCACAGGCCGAAGAACTGCTCAAGACCAGCTGGATTCTCATCCACGACCCCATTGTGAGCCCTGCGGTGAAGGCCGACCTCATCAAAAGCACGGTCAAGTGGGCCGGACTGGACACCACACCCCCCGGAGAAGGCCAGAACAACACCGGTGGCGTCACGATCAGCATCAATTTGGGTGGACAGACGCTGGATGTGACGGCCAAACCCCCTGCACCCCAGATCGAAGACGCCGATGTCGTCGAAGAAGACTGATCCGATCGAGGTCTGCAAGCTGGACAGCACATTTGCAGTGCAAGCGCTCGTCGCCACCCTACGGGACACCAATAAGTCCTACAGAATCATGAAAATCCCACGGCCCAAGGCCGGCAAACCCCTCTATACGGTGATTGTCTACAATGCCGCTTGATATTTCCTACACACCAACCCCCACAGTCACCCGGTTCATGCAATCGGACAAGAAGATGCGGGTCATCATGGGTCCTGTCGGCTCCGGCAAGTCCGTGGCCTGCTGCTTTGAGATTATCCGGCGTGCCAGCCAGCAGGCACCCAACGCCAATGGCATCCGCAAGACCCGCTGCGCTGTGGTCCGCGAAACTGTCCGCCAACTCTCCGATACCACGATCAAAACCTTCCTCGACTGGTTCCCTCCGGGGGTCTGTGGTCACTTCATGCGCACCACCAAGACCTACTTCTTCAAGGTGGGTGACGTGGAGTGCGAGATCATGTTCCGCGCGCTGGACGACGCGGATGACGTGGCCAACCTCAACTCTCTCGAACTGACCTTCGCGTGGTTCAACGAGTGCAGGGACATCCACCCGGATATTGTCGACGCGATGTCCAAACGTGTGGGTCGTTTCCCCTCAGCCAAGGATGGCGGGGCGACGTGGCACGGGATGTGGGCGGATACCAACCCTCCGACCATGGACACGTGGTGGTTCTACCAGATGGAGAAGATCGACCCGAAGGACGGGGTCAGCCCCAACAACAACGGGTGGGATGTGTTCAAGCAGCCGTCGGGGCGCAGCCCCTACGCGGAGAACATCGAGAACCTGCCGGACGGGTACTACGACACCCAAGGCCGATCGGAGGAGTACGTCAGGGTCTTCATCGACGGGGAGTACGGGCTTAGCCTTGCCGGCACGCCGGTGTTCAAATACTTCCGGCCGGACTACCACATGGCCAAGACGCCGCTCAAAGCCATCACCAATGGCACGAGACCGATTATCGTGGGGATGGACCTCGGGCTCACGCCCGCGGCCGTCATCGGACAGCAGGACCCACGAGGCCGGGCGCTGGTGCTCGCAGAGGCGGTCAGTTACGACATGGGCATCCAGAGGTTCATGCGCACAGTGCTCAAGCCCCTGCTCTACGAGAAGTTCGCCGGGGCGCCCATCATCATTGTGGTTGACCCAGCCGGGACACAGCGAGCCCAGACCGACGAGCGCTCCGCGGTCGACATCATCAAGGCCGAAGGGTTCAGGGTCATGCCCGCCCGGACCAACAACATCACCCCGCGCATCGCCGCGGTCGACGACTACCTCATGCGACAGGTCGACGGTGACCCGGGGTTCCTCATGGACCCCAGCTGCATCCGGCTTAAGGCAGCCCTGATGGGCGGCTACCGGTTCAAGAAGAACGGCGACGGGTTGGAGAAGTCGGGCGATGCCGGCAAGCACAGCCACATTGGCGACGCGATTAGCTATCTGATGATGCACATCGGCAGTCTCGACAGTGGCGCGATGATGCACACGCGGCGAGAGGTGAAGCGAGTTGACGCCAAAGGGTGGGCGTGATACATAAAGTGTACCGGCGGATTCTCCTCCCTCGTCCGCTGCCTGCTCGACCTAACCCCTCCGGCCCACCCCCGGAGGGGTTTCTCTTGCTAGATGCGCGCAGCCGGGTTATATTCTGTCAACTTGCAAGGGAGGTCCGTCATGGACAAGAAGAAATCACTGGCGCCGAAGAAGTCCCCGCGTCCTATGGATGCAGAGACGGGACGCGCAAATGCGACCCTGACTCGCGCCATGGGCGGTGCTGCGGCACGTGAGCGGCAGGATGCCGAGGCTGGGCGCAAGATGGCTGCTAAGCCGGCCAAGGCTGGCATGAAGTCCAGCCCGCGCCCCAAGAAGAACCCGATGTACTGAGGAGTTCACCATGGCACCGAAGACACCAATCAAGACCGGTCGCAAGCCGACCACCGTCAACAAAGACAACTTCGGCACCGGCTACGCGAAGATGGTGACCGCAAACAAGCTGGACAAAGCTGGTTTGCCGGGTGCCGCGAAGAAGATGTCGCGGGAGGCGCTGGACATGATGGACAAGGGATCGCACCGCCTGCAGAAAGACTTTGGCAAGCGCAAGAAGCCGTAAATAGGAACTCACTATGGCAGGTCTGACAATTCTCCGCGTCGTTGGTAACGATGAGCTTGTGCGCCAAGAGCGCGAACAGGCAGAGCGTGAACTCGCAGCGCGGCAGAGCAGCCCCGTCATGGTGGGTCTGACAGCGCACCTCAAGGAGTGCTGGGACGCAGCGCGCATCTCGCGTGACCCCATCACCGACATCATGCTCAAGGCCATGCGCCAGCGCAACGGTGAGTACGAGGCCGACAAGCTCCAGCGCATCCAAGAGCAGGGTGGCTCGGAAGTCTTCATGATGATTACCGAGGTCAAGTGCCGCGCTGCGGAGAGCTGGCTGCGGGACATCCTGCTCGACAACGGCACGCCACCGTGGGACATCGTGCCCACACCCATCCCAGACCTGTCGCCCAAAGAGGCGGAGGAGCTGCAGATGGCCTTCGCCGAGCGCGTGATGGAGATCGTCCAGTCGTCAGGGCAGGCCCCAAGCAAGAGCCAGATCAGCGAGCTTAAGGAGATGGTCGGGCAGGAGTTCCGGTTCAAAATCCTGCAGGCGGCGCAGAACCGCGTCGACAAGATGCGGATCAAGATCGAGGACCAGTTCGCTCAGGGCGGCTGGTCGGACTCGTTTAACGAGTTCATTACCGACCTCGTGACTTTCCCGGCGGCCTTCATCAAGGGGCCGATCGTCCGGCGCCAGCGGTACCTCAAGTGGGAGGGCAGCAAGCTCGTCCCCGGCGAGCGCATTGCGCCTGAGTATGAGCGGGTCAGCCCGTTCAACATCTACCCCGAGCCGGGCATCACCCGGATCAACGATGGCTACATCTTCGAATACCACGAACTGACGCGTACCCAGCTGGCCGATCTCATCGGTGTGCCGGGCTACGACGACGCTGCCATCCGCAAGGTGCTCGAAGTGGGCAACACCCAGTCATGGGTGCAGGAGTGGCAGAAGGACTCACGCGAGGAGGAGGAGCGCAAGTTCCACACCGAGCTGCGCCCGACCGAGGTCTACGACACGCTGGAGTTCTGGGGCAAGATCAGCGGCCGGATGCTGCGCGAGTGGGGCATGACCGAGGAGGAAGTGCCTGACGTCGACCGCGAGTACGACGCTAACGTCTGGACCGTGGGGAACTACATCATCAAGGCGGTGCTCAACTACGACCCGCTCGGCGAGAAGCCCTACGCCAAGACCAGCTTCATCAAGCAGCCCGGCGCCTTCTGGGGCAAGGCCATCCCCGAGATCATCGAGGACATCCAGAACGTCTGCAACGCTGCAGCCCGGGCTCTGGTCAACAACATGGCGATCGCCTCCGGGCCGCAGGTCGAGGTTAACCTCGAACGTCTGCCTCCCAACGAGGACATCACCCAGCTGCAGCCGTGGAAAATCTGGCAGGTGATGAACGACCCGCTGGGTTCGTCGGCTCCGGCAGTGCGGTTCAACCAGCCCAACGACAACGCCAACACGCTGGTGGGGGTCTACGACCGCTTCTCGCGCATGGCGGACGACCACAGCGGCATCCCGGCCTACATCTACGGCGACACCAACGTGCAGGGGGCAGGGCGCACCGCGTCGGGCCTCTCCATGCTGATGGGCTCCGCGGGCAAGGGCATCCGGCAGGTGGTGATGCACATCGACAGCGACGTGCTCAAGACCATCGTGCAGCGCCAGTTCGTCTACAACATGCGTTACGATCCGGACGAGTCGATCAAGGGCGACGCACAGGTCGTTGCCAAGGGCGCGGTTAACCTCGCTGTCAAGGAGACGGTCAACGTCCGCCGCGTGGAGTTCCTCAACGCCACGGCCAACGAGTTCGACATCAACATCATCGGGCCGCAGGGTCGCGCCGCGCTGCTGCGTGAAGTCGCTAAGGGGCTGCAGATGTCGGTTGACGACATCGTCCCGTCGCGTGAGAAGCTGGCGATGAATGAGCGGCTTGCTGCTGCGTCGCAGCAGATGCCGGCACCCGGGGGCGGGCAGCCCGCGGCACAGAACACGGACCTCGCCGGCGCACCGGCCGGTGGTACCAACCTCATAAACGGGGGGCCGCAGTGAAGCAGGCCACCCCCGAAGTAATCCTCGCGCTGGCCAACAGCGTCCGTCAATACCCAGTCATCCAAGAGTGGCTGGGAGAGTGGCGGATGTCTGAGCTTGAACGGCTACCCAGCGTAGGACAGAGCGTGACACTTGCACAGGGGCGGTGTCAGGTCTTAGGCGAGCTTTACAAGCTCGTCAGTGAGTCCCCTGACTTAGCAGCAAAGTCCCGTAGGGGCAGCTGATCCAACCACGCACACCCGAGAGGAGCGTCCAAATGGCTATTCCCGCGCAAATCCGCAAACAGTCCGAGGCTATCTCGAAGCTGTACGAAGACTTGAACCCGACCGAAGGAGAACAATCTCCGGCGGAGGGTGAGGTCCAGCAGCCGACAGAAGCCGACGGTGAGAGCGGTTCTGCCGCTGAACCGGCGCCTGCAGAGCAAGGGCAAACCGGAACCACGAATGATAACCCGACCGCCGAGCAGCGTTACCGCACCCTCCAAGGGATGTACAACGCTGATACGGCCCGCCTTCGGGCGGAGAACAATCAGATGGGCCAACGCGTCACTCAGCTCGAACAGCTGATCGCGTCGCTTTCCGCGCCCCAGCAGGCACAACAACCTGCACAGGCAGCCGCGGCGAAGCTCATCACCGACAAGGACGTTGAGGATTACGGCGACTCGATCGAGGTCATGCGCCGTGCCGCCCGCGAAGAAGTTGCTGCAGCGCAGCAGGAAGTCGCGGAACTCAAGCGTTTGTTCATGCAGATGCAGACAAACGTAGTCCCCAAGGTGGAGAGCGTCGTACAGCGACAGGCCCTTAACTCTGAGCAAATGTTCTGGTCAGAACTGTCGGCGGAAGTCCCAGACTGGCGTGAAATCAACGCTGAGCAAGGCTTCCACAGCTGGCTGCTTGAGATCGACCCGCTGTCCGGCGTATCCCGGCAGTCGTACCTCGATAACGCGCAGAATCAGCTGGACGCACGGCGGGTCGCAGGGTTCTTCAAGACGTGGCAGTCAATGAATGGCGGTTCTGTTGCTCAATCACCTCGGAACGTTGCCAGTTCTCAACTCGAAAAACAGATCGCACCGGGTCGCGGTCGTACAGCGGCGAGCACTCCTGCCGCCAATGACGGCAAGACCTACGCCCGGGCGGACGTCGCCAAGTTCTTTGACGACGTGCGCAAAGGTCTGTATAAGGGTCGTGAGCAGGAGCGTGACCGGATCGAACGCGACATCTTCGCTGCACAGCGAGATGGCCGCATTACATAAACTGGCTAAGTGAAAGGACACCACATGGCCTATCCCGTTGCTCCCGGCCGCCCCAACTACTCGGGTAACTTCATCCCCGAGATTTGGTCCGGCAAACTGATCGAGAACTTCTACGACGCCACCGTGCTGTCGGCGATCTCGAACACCGACTACGAAGGCGAAATCCGCCGCATGGGCGATACGGTTAACATCCGTACCCAGCCCAACATCACCATCCGCGAGTACGTCAAGGGTCAAAACCTCGTCGTCGAAAACCCGGACTCGCCCAAGCTGCAGCTCCTGATCGACAAAGGCGAGTATTTCTCCTGCGTCGAAGACGACATCGACCGCGTTCAGTCGGACATCAAGCTGATGGACATGTGGTCGAAGGATGCTTCGGAGCAGATGAAGGTCAAGATCGACCAGCGCGTTCTGACCGACATGCTGCCGGACATCGCTGCTGCCAACAAAGGCGCGACCGCTGGCGCACAGTCGGCTGCGTTCAACCTCGGCACCACCGGTTCGCCGCTGACCGTGACCAAGGATGGCGCTTCGACCACCACCCCGGTCATCGACCTGATCGTTGACATGGGCACCGTGCTCGACGAGGCCAATGTGCCGGAGTCGGACCGCTTCCTCGTGATCCCGGCCCGCATGGCTGGTCTCATCAAGAAGTCGGAACTCAAGGACGCTTCGCTCTCGGGCGACAGCGCGAGCCCGATCCGCAACGGCCGTCTCGGCATGATCGACCGCTTCACGCTCTACGTGTCGCACAACCTGAACGTCTCGTCCGGCAAGACCTCGATCATCGCCGGTCACAAGATGGGCTTCACCTTCGCGTCGCAGATGACTGAGATGGAAACTATCCGCGCTCAGTCCACCTTCGGCAACATCGTGCGCGGCCTGCAGGTGTACGGCTACAAGGTCACTAAGGGCGAGGCGCTGGCACAAGCCGTCGTCCAGTTCGCATAAGGAGAACCAGCAATGACTGCCTACACTGACTCCCTTGGGTTCGCCAAGAACTCGGCTGGCTTCTCGGCCAACTACACCGACCGCGTCAGCGTGATCGAGATCGACCTCGACTTCGCCAAGATCGCGGCAGCCCGCACCGCCGCAAGCGCAGCCGCGCTGGCAGCGACTGACACGCTGGTCATCGGCACCCTGCCCAAAGGCGCCTTCGTCCTTGGCGGCGTGGCCACGCTCGTTCGCGCCGAAGGCGCTGCGGGTAACGTCGACGTCGGCATCGGCGGCGGCACCGTGGACTTCTGGGTCGATGGCTTCGACCTGAACGCCGCGGTTGGCACCACCGGTGGCTACGCTGATGCGGCAGCCTACTACTGCGCCGTCGATACCAGCGTCCTGCTGACCCTGAACTCCAACAGCATCAACGCAGCTCGCGTTAAGGTCTCGTTGGCAGTGGTCAATATGGGCGCTGAACTCGGCACCATTCCGTCGGCCTAATGATGGGGGCTTCGGCCCCCATCTCCCAACAAAAGGAGACTGAAAATGGGTGTCTATAGCGGTATCTCGCAGGACAACGTCCGGATCAACAGCGGCAATGCAACCCTGCAGACGCTGACTGTTACCGGCGACTTGACTGCTTCGGGCGGCGTGACCCTCCCGGTCGCGGCTGTTGCCGCAGCTGGTTCGGACAACACGAACGCTGGTGCCATCGCTGCCTATGGCGTGGTTCATGCAACTGGTGCTGATGGCACCAAGGGTGTGAAGCTGCCGGCAGCTGCGGCTGGCAAGATCGTCATCGTGAAGAACGCTGACGCTGCCAACGCGGTCTTGAAGGTGTACCCCGGTGCAAGCGACAAGATCAACAGCGGCACGGCTACCACTGGCTCGCTGAACATGGCAGCTAAGACTGCTGCGATGTTCGTCGCCATCGACGACGTGGATTGGTTCACCATTCCGCTGTTGCCGTCGTAATAATCGCGAGGCCCTTCGGGGCCTCGCTTCTTCAAGGAGCGCACCATGGCCACCAACCTGACAGCAGAAAAAGTTAAAGACAGCTTCTCGCAACTGCTGCACATCGACGGCGGGCCTGAGGCTACGCCCAAGACGGTGTATAGCGGCACGGGCACGGCGACTGCGCTCAAGGTCGGCACGACCAACATCGAGGTCGACAACATTCGGGTCGATGGCAACACCATCAGCACGAGGGATACCAACGGCGACTTGATCCTGTCCCCGAACGGCACCGGCGCCGTCGTGATGGGCAACGTGGAGATCACCGGAGGCACGATCACCGGGACGAGTTTCCCCGGCAGCTTCACGGGCATCGTCCTTATTGAGTCCGGCACGCTGTCCACCGGCGACGCCGAGACTGGTCTCACGATCACCGAGAACACGATCTCGGCAGACGGGACCGACACCAACATCAATATCAACATCACGCCCAAAGGCACGGGCGAGGTGAACGTCACGAACATCGACGTCTTGAGCGGCAAGGTTCCGTACAGCACGATCACTGGTCGCGCCTATGCAGCGTTCTCGGATGTCACGGACCAGACCGGCAGCGTGTCTGCGGCCACGGCGGTCAAGTTCAGCACTACGGAAGTGACGGGCGCCGGCATCACCATGGTGACAGATGGCACGAATTTGACGCGCCTGACCTTCGCCGCGGCCGGGACCTACATGGTCGCGCCCAGTCTGCAACTGGCAAACTCTGACAGCAACGACCACGACGCGACTATCTGGTTCGCGCTGGATGGTACAAACATTGCACGGTCTGCCACCCGGATCACTGTACCGAAAGCGACAGATGGCGGCGCGGCCTACTTCCAGATCGTTTTCTACGTAACGGTCACCGCCGGGCAGTACGTGCAGGTGCTGTGGTTGCCAGAGAACGCGGCTGTAACACTAGACCACACCGCGGCTGGCGCCATTGCTCCGGTAACTCCTTCGGCGATCATCGTAACCGAAAGGATCGCGTGATGGCCAAGACCCCCGCATGGACCCGCAAAGAGGGTAAGGCCGAGAGCGGCGGGCTCAACGCCAAAGGGCGTGCGTCCTACAACAAGGCGAACCCCGGCAAGCCGGGGCTCAAGGCACCGCAGCCTGAGGGTGGCCCGCGCCGCGACAGCTTCTGCGCCCGGATGGAGGGCATGAAGAAGAAGCTGACGTCGAAGAAAACGGCCAACGACCCGAACAGCCGGATCAACAAGTCACTGCGCGCGTGGAACTGCTGATGCCAAAGGCACCGTGGGACAAGCCCAACCCTAAGGGCAAGTCGACGCCGCTGACACCGGCGCAGAAGACTAAGGCTAAGGCCGCGGCGAAGAAGGCCGGTCGGCCGTACCCCAACCTCGTTGATAACATGAACGCCTCGCGGAGGAAGTGACATGCCGCTGAACGCCAAGGGCAAGAAGATCAAGGCTGCCATGCAGAAGCAGTATGGGAAAGAGCAAGGCGAGCGGGTGTTCTACGCATCCGAGAACAAGGGCACCGTCAAGGGTGTCACCAAGAAGGGAAAGAAGAAATGAGATACCTGCGCAACAAAGTCGACGGCTTCATCTACGAGTGGAACGAAACACTCGCCCGGCACCCGAAGTGCGAGGAGGTGACCGAGGAGGAAGCGTACCCGGAGCGCTTCGCCACGGCGGTGGTGGAGAAGGCCAAGCGGCGGGCGAAGAAACTCGACCTCGCCACGGATGACATCCCTGAGCAACCCGTGTATACTTCGCCGGAACTGTCGGCCGACGCCTCAAGGGACTTGCCTGAATGACACCTGCGGAGATCATCGTCGAAGCGCGGAAGTTGCTGCAAGACACGCGGGCCCCCCTGCGTTACAGCGACGCCGACCTGCTGGGCTACGTTAACCAGACCGTAAAGCGTATGCTCGGTATGCGCCCCGATCTGTTCAACAAGATGACCACGGTCGCGCTGACGGCGAATGATGTCATGCAGGAACTTCCGGCTGACGCCCACCGGTTGGTGGACATCTACTACGTCGTGGGGCGCAACTCCGTAACCGAGGTCGAGCGGCCGATGTTCCAGCGTGCGTATCCGCAGTGGGTCTCTGATCCGGCGGGCACGCCCCTCAACTTCATGCGCCACGAGCGCAACCCGACCAAGTTCTTCGTGTACCCCAAGCCGCTGCCCAACACGACGGTCATGCTGGAGTACGTCGCGGTGCCGGGGGACTACGCCCTAGACGAGGTGATGGACGCTCCGTCCGACGGCTACCTGCCGCAACTGGTGGACGGTGTGGTGTTCCTCGCCTCGTCGATCGACGACGAGAACGTCGACTCCGGCCGCGCTAAGCTGTTCATGGACTCGTTCAGCCAGTCGCTTGGTGTTGACCTGCAGGCGCGCGTCGTCACCGACAAAGAAACGATGCCCATGCAAAGTAGAGGTGCCTGATGGAAACGCGTGCCTTCTCCACGCTCAGCGCCAAAGTCTCGGCCAGCGCACCTTCTTGCGCCTACCCGATGCTCGTGGACTATATCCGCGACTCAGCCATCCGGGTCTGCGAGCGCACCTTGGCGTGGCGGCACACTGCCACACCTATCGCCCTGACGCCCGGGCGAGCCGAGTATGATTTTGCGCCCCCGCCTGACACGATGGTGCAGGCTGTGGTGCGGGCTGACATCAACGGGACTCCCGTACAGGTCTTGTCCTACGACGACGCGGCCGCGATGGTTACGGAGTGGCCGGCCACCACCACAGTGCCAGCGGAGATCGCCGAGCTTGGCTCTGAGCCGCGCATGATCGCGCAGGTGGGCGCCAACCGGTACCGTGTCTTCCCGATGCCCGACGCAGAGCGTACCTACACGCTGTCGATGACGTTCGCGCTCAAGCCGACCCGCAGCTCCGCCGATATGGACCAAGATGTCTTCGACGAGTTCGAGGATGCCATCCTGCACGGCACGCTGCAGCACCTGCTGGTGCTGCCGAACGTGGACTGGACCGATCGTGAGCTTGCTGCCTACCACGCGAAGCAGTTTCTGTTCGCTGTCACGTCGGCGCGGGCCAAGACCAACCTCGGCGCGTTCCGCTCTGCGCTCGTCGTCCGGGCCCCCAAGTTCGCGTAGGAGGAAACATTGGACCCACGCATCTCTGACACTCGGATCAAGCTGGTCCGCAACGACACCGGCCCGCAGGTCAGCCTCACGCTGACAGACGAGTCCACGGGTGCCGCGATCAACTTGTCCGGCGCCACAGCGACGCTACACTTCCGCGAGGTCGGGGGCGACACGCTGTTCTCTCGCGCGCTGACGATCCCGTCGCCAACGGCGACGCAAGGCGTGGCCATCATCGTGTGGCAGGCAGGCGACCTCAATCACCCGGCGGGGTACTACGAGGGCGAGGTTGAGGTCCTGTTGCAGACCGGCGTGCGCCAGACTGTGTACGACCCGCTGCAGTTCCGGATCAGAGACGACTTCGAGTGAAGATAAACGAGACCATACCGCGCATCCGCGCGGCGATCTCAGCGGTACAGGTCCGGGCTGCGGCTGCGGTACCTGTCATGTCTGCTGCGGTTCAGGTTCCGTACATCGTCTACAACTATGTGCTCGGCGTCTTTGTCAAATTTTTGACGCGCGCCGATGTGGTCAAGCTGTTTTCAGACACTGACATGTCGCTGTCGAAGCCGTTTGCTGACCAGTACACGGCGGCGGACTTTCCGGATGTGGTGCCCAACAAGCGCCGCACGGACGGCGTAGAGGCGGCTGACGCGCTGTCACCGTTCCAGATCGGCAAGGGGCTGTTCGAGAACCCCAAGATCGAAGAAGGCGCGTACTTCGCAGAGGACTACACCGACCCGGGGTACACGGTCACCGCGGTCGAACTGTCGTTCACCAAACCGCTCAGTGAGAGCGTCGCTGCTGCGGACACGCTTTTCGCGCTGAACATGCTGATAGGTCCCACCGACGAAGTGTCGATGGTGGACAGTATTGTATTCACGCGCATCCTTACGTTCACCGACGCGGCTGATGTGCTGTCGGTACCTGAGCTGTCAGCGGCCAAATCCTTCACCGATCAGTACACAGTGGCTGACTTCCCGAACGTGGTGCCGAACAAGCGCTTCGTGGATGGTGCGGGTGCAGTCGACACTGTTGTAATCGCCGCAAATCTTGGTATTGTGGACGCAGCGTCTGTCGCGGATAGCGGTTCTATCCGGATGCAAGATTACTGCGATTTTACATACTTCGCAGAGGACTACGTCGGCGAAGCCCGAACCTTCTAAGGAGATACTAGATGAACTCGAAAGAAAGACTCGGCCTCTCCGGACGCCTGACCATTGTCCTCACCGGGTCGGATGGCGCGGTCAAGGACCAGCGCGAGATCAAGAACTTGATCGTGACCGCAGGACTTGCGCACATCACGAGCCGCATGCTGGGTACGTCGTCCGGGGTCATGAGCCACATGGGGCTTGGTGCTGGGACATCCCCAGCCTCGGCAGGTGACACCAATCTGGGCTCTCTGATCGGCTCGCGCAAAGCGCTGGGCAGCGCCACGCAGAGCGGCGGCAGCAACGAGAGCATTGTCTACGCGACGACGTTCGACCCCGGTGAGGCCACCGGTGCAGTCACGGAGGCCGGCATCTTCAACGCCTCTACGAGCGGCACGATGCTCTGCCGCACTGTGTTCCCGGTGGTCAACAAGCAGGCTGGCGACACCCTGCAGATCACGTGGACCGTGACCCTGTCGGCGGCATGAGGTGAGCCGTGGCAACCATCGTAACACGCGCAGGTAAAGGTGCTCCGCTAACCAACGCGGAGGTCGATGCCAACTTCAACAACCTGAACAGCGACAAGGTCGAGACCTCGACCATCTCCACGTTTGGGGCGTCTCTCATCGACGACGCAAATGCGTCGGCTGCGCGTACTACTTTGGGGCTTGGCACAGCAGCCACGACAGACAGCACGGCCTACGCGACCGCGGCGCAAGGCAGCACAGCTGACAGCGCCCTCCAGCCGGGGGACGCGGTCCCTCAGACCTCTGCAACTGGTTCCGCGGTCATCCCTGCGGGTGATGAGTCGGAACGTGATGGCTCTCCCTCGGCTGGTTACCTCCGGTTTAACACCGACGCTGCATCCTTCGAGGGGTATGACGGTACGGCGTGGGGGGCGATCGGTGGCGGTGGCGGTGCTACGTCGGACGCGATCTACGAGAACTCGGCTACGGTCACCGAGAACGTCACGCTTGTGACCGGTCGTAATGGAATGTCCACTGGCCCAATAACTATCAACTCCGGCATCACCGTTACGGTCGAATCCGGCGCAAGATATGTGGTGATCTGATGAGCAAAATCGCACTCACACCGAATGTTTCCGGCACCGGGACATTCACTGTCGCTGCCCCCAACTCGAACACGGATCGGACGCTGACGCTGCCGGATGCGACGGGTACGATCTTCTCGTCTGCGGACCTCGCGTCTCAGGCTCAGGCTCAGGCAGGCACTGATAACACCAAGTTGATGACGCCTTTGCGAGTGGCCGAAGCTATTATTGCTCAAGCCATGGCTCCCGGCTTTACTTCAACCGAAACTACTTTGTCCCGCGATGGCCGATGGACGTTTGCTCATGGCCTTGGGGTGGTTCCATCACGGGTTCAGCTAAACTTGCGCTGTGTCACTTCTGAATACGGATTTTCCGTTAATGACGTTCTTTACTACTACCCTGTAGCTTTTGACGTTAATAGCGGATTTGGTTTTCAGATATCCGCAGATGCTACCAACATTTACGTTGGGACTTATTATCTAGTCCTTAGGCACAAAACTACTGGGACGGTTAACACCGCTTGGTACGAAATTGGATACGCTAATTGGCGTGGTCGTTTCTTGGCATGGAAATAGGGAGGCTAACTGATGTCCACGCTCCGCACAAACGCGATCCTCGACGCCTCTGGGGGCAACACGGCTACGATCAACACTGTGCCTCTGCGCCCCGGTGTTCTTGACCCTGAAAACCGCATCATCAACGGGGCCTTCGACTTCTGGCAGCGGGGGACGAGCGGGTCTGGCTTTGGTTTTGTCGGTCCTGACAGATGGATCAACGTCACTAATGCTGGCACTGTCACCATGTCTCGTCAGGCCTTTACGCTTGGCGATACGCTCGGTAGCAACAACCCAACCTACTTTGTGCGTCAGGTGGTCAGCGGGCAGACTACAGCAGGCAGCGTTGTAACTGTAGCCCAGCGCATTGAAGGTGTTCGCAGCTACGCAGGCCAAACGATCACCATCCTTGGTTGGGTGCGTCGGTCGTCTGGTTCTGGCAACATGGCTGTTTCGGTTGACCAAGTGTTTGGCACTGGCGGCTCTCCGTCAGTATCTGTTTCTCTTGCTGGTCAGACCGTTACGCTCACTGGTTCGTGGGCTCCATTTGCGGCGGTTCTTGCAATCCCGTCTATCACGGGCAAAACGCTTGGAAGCAACAACAACGACTATCTGCAATTAAACTTCTTCACATCTGCGGGCAGCGACTTCAACTCGCAATCCAACAGCCTCGGCCTCCAGACCATCGGGGTTGACCTGTGGGGCGTCCACATCAAGGTTGGCACTCACACCACGGCGGCGACGGACCTCTACAAGCAGCCCGAATTGGGGCCTGAGTCGGCGCGGTGCCAGCGGTATTACGCCACAGGAACAGCCAGATTTGACGGTGCTGCATCAAACGGCGTCACATACTCGACGCCTGTAAAATTCCCCCAGACGATGCGCGGGACACCAACAATTGCGGAAACAAATGTTTCCAACGTTGCTTTCCCTGCATCGTCTGCTGCGCTTTCTCTGAACTCTAGCAGCTACTCGTCGGCCAGAACCGCCAACGCAACGGCCTCAAGCCTGTATGTCGCCACTTATACTGCCGACGCTGAACTCTAGAAAGGGCCGACCATGAACACCATGAACATCACCTCAGCCCAATACGTCAACTACATGGGCCAACCCGGCGGCATCAAAGCCACCATCGACGGCACCGAGTGGTCCGTCCCCTTGGCACCGGGCAACCGTCACTACGACGAGATCATGCGTCAGGTCGAAGCTGGCGAACTTACCATCCAGCCTGCGGAGGACTGAGCTATGTCAGTTGTCATTGACGGTACCGACGGGGTTACTGCACCGGGTCTGTCCCTTGACGGGTCGCCCAACTGGCGCGTCACTGTCAGCGGCACGAACTTGATCTTTTCCTACAACGGTGTCGCAAAGGTGAAAGTCGATAGCAGCGGCAACGTGGTAGCCGTCGGCAACGTGACCGCATACGGGACGATCTAATGACCCTACCGTCGGGAACCATCTCTCTCGGTGATGTGAACGTAGAGCTTGGTCGCTCTTCGACGGCTGAGATCAGCATGAACGATGCTGCTCTGCGGGCACTCGCCGGGGTAGCTTCCGGTGCTATTGGTATGAGCAGTCTCCAAGGTAAGGCAAACGCCTTTGCCCACACGATTAGTTCGAACCAGAACAACCTCAGCCTCCGCGACTACATGCTGGCCAATGGCTGGAACGGCTCCTCTGCCGCCACCATAACCGTTGCATCTGGCGTTACGATCTCCGCGACCTCCACGGGCAGTTACGCCATGACGATCAGCGGCAGCTTCCCCGGTGGCCTGACCCTCATCAACAATGGTGCCATTCAGGGTATGGGTGGTGCTGGTGGTAACGGCGGTAGCAGTATTGTGGTTAGCAACGTCTCTCAGTATACAGCCCAAACTCCGGGGGCCGCTGGTGGACCGGGTTTACTCGTCCAGTCAGCAGTCTCTATTAATAACACTGGTCGCATTGCTGGTGGCGGTGGCGGCGGTGCGGGGGGGATACTGAATGCTGATCTAAAATCTGCTGGACAGTATGTCGGCGGCGGTGGCGGCGGTGGTAGGACTAGTCTTTCAAACTCGGCTGGGGGAATAGGCGGCGTTGCAAGTGGCGCAGTCCCAAGAGTTGATCTTGCTAATGGCAGTGCTGAAAATGGCACTGCTGGTACTTCGGCATCTGCTGGAAACGGCGGGCGTGGTTTTGTCTTCATCTCCATCACTGGAACGGCAAGCTCTGATAGACCGCTAGGTCTTTCAACGACATATGGTGTTGGCGGGAGCGGTGGCGATTGGGGCGCTTCGGGTCAGAGCTTATCGGCAGTTGAACTAAGTGGGACCCTTACATCCACCGGAGGCGCAGGCGGCGCAGCCCTTGTCGGAAACTCTAACATTACTTGGATTGCCACTGGCACCAGACTTGGAGCGATCACATGAGATACACCTACGAAATCACAAGCGTAGACGAACAGGCCCGCGTGATGGAGGTTGTCTACACTCATGAGACCCACGGCTCCATGCTCGTCGGCGCACGGCTACCCTTCGAGGGTGAGTCCCTAGAGGCAGTTATCCAAGCCTACTCTCCGGCTGCATACTGGAGGGAGTTGGAGCTTGCGGTTGTCGCACCGCAGGTTGGCACAAGTGGGGCCGTTGACACTAGCTATGTGGCACCGCAAACAACGCAAGCACCGCTACCAGATGAGGTTGTCCTATGATTATAAATGAAGTCAGGAACGTCGGCACATGTTTTGCCTGCTATAACTCTGGCGCTCAGGCCGACAGCCCGTATCTAAACAAATCGGGGGTCAGCAAGCAGCGCTTTGGCTACGCTGTGATGGGGACTGGCTCGATCCGGTACCACGATCTTGGGGTCAGTCTGCCATTTGTGGCCGGGGATTTCTTTGACGTGCGCGCATACAAAACTTCGACGGACGCAGACATCGAGATCACTTCCGATGTTGCAATGTGCATCGTTTTCTCCGTCGAGGACCCGTCGTTGGACTTGGAAGCAACGCTGCTCACGCCGGGCACCTACACCCTGACCAAGGGTAGCACCGCAGAAACGGTGTTTGTTGCCAGCGGCACAGTCACGGCAGGCGGGGCAGAAATCCCGGCCAAGAAGTTTGCATACCTGCCGGAGGACCGCGCAGTCGAGGTCGTGATCCCTGAGGGTGCCGTTGCCATCCACTTCAAAGCGGTCGCGCGATGACCACAGAGATGATCTGGAGCGCCGCGCTCTCCGCCGTCATGGCCCTGATCGGCTGGGTTTTGAAAGGCCACGCCGACGAGGTGAAGCGCCTGCAAATCCTGTTGAACCGCACTCGCGAGGATATGGCCCGTGACTACGTCACGCGAGCCGACGTGCATGCCGACATCAACCGGGTCATCCAGCGCATCGACAACCTCGACGCAAAGATCGACCGACTGCTGCAAGGGATGGCAAAATGAGGCTGGTACTTGTCCTCTTGGTCGCTGGCTGCGGCCCTGTTACGGTGTCGTCGGTGGCTTACACAACGGCCTGCCCGAAGGGGGACGCGCAGTGCGAGATCAGACAGAACGCGGAGACGCTTTACTACATGGCGCACGGCGATGCGGCCAACGAACTGCTTTGCTCTGGCGACACGCGGGATGTTATGGGAGCCTTGTGCTCTGTCTACTGACAGCAAGCATCGTTGACGCTCAGGTAACGGGCGACCTGAACACCAACAGCGGCAACACCAACGCGACCATCGACAGTGGTAACGTCTCCACCAGCGAGACCAAGAACTATAACGGTGCCGGGTCTGCGCCGTTCTCTACGCCCGTTCCGACAGCCGCTGCGCCGACAGTCATGGGTGGCGGTGGCAACGACAGCTGCCTCATTCCCTACCAACAGGCGTTCCAAGTCAGCATCTTCGGCCGCGCTGAGGGGAAGATGGAACAAGACCCAGAGTGCAACCGCCGCAAGGATGCCCGCCTGCTCGGCACCCCACAAGAAAGTGGTGGCCTTGGCCTGCAGGTCAGTGGTATTTCAATCATGTGCAGTAGCCCGGAAATCTTCAAGGCGATGGCGTTGGCCAGCACTCCGTGTCCAATTTACTCCATTTCCACGGGCAAGTTACTGGTCGGCAGAGAGGGGTATCTCGCAATGCGTGACGAACCCCATACTTATGTGATAGGATACGCCAGCGACCGGGCGTTCTGGGACGCCTTTCTACTCATGAACGAGGAGTTACCCGATGTCCTGCCTCAAGAAAACAGTGGTCCTCTTTTGTCTGAGCGCTTCCGTCGCTCACGCCGATCCGACGATGACCGATCTACAGGGGTCAGCGCAGACAATCCTTAACCAGCTTTCTGCCGCTCAGGGGTTGACGGCTGGTGCTACCTACAGCGCAAGTCAGGGCGACATCCTCGCACCGGGCGTCATGCAAACGGCGACCATCACAGAGCAAATGCGCCTCGATTACAACGCTGACGTTCAGGGGGTGATCGACGCGACGTACTACAACGCCGAGCTTCTGTTTCAGGATAACTACGCCGCAACGATGGTCAATCTCGATAACGCTGTCGATAACCTCGTTGCCGCGACTGCCGTTTTGATGGAGGTCCAAGCCGTCGCCAACATGGCAGCCAACGCCGACACCGTGCAGGAACAGATGGCCGTGCAGGCCGTCCTGACCAACAACGATATGACCATCACGGCGGCTGATGTGAGCAACTACAACAACGCTCTCGGCGCTGTGCAGTCCTACGCTCGAGATGCTGGTGCCTTCCTCGCTGCCTCGCGCAACACGACCATGACCGCAACGGTGGATGCCTACGCAGCCAACAGCGGGGCCAGCCTGTACGGCACCACGGTGACCTACTCGGCAACGGCTGACATCCTGAACATCTCCGGCGCTGACGCCTTCGGTCTTGGCATACAAGGACTGCTGCAAGCTAACACTGTGTCGGTCGAAGATGTCTACGCAGCGGGCTACGGCTCGTGAGCGAAGAAGCTGAAACCAACGGCCTGCGGATCGCTGGCTTTGACGTGAAGGGCTGGTGGCTTGCCGCCGCCCTGCCTGCCCTGTCTGGTATCAGCGGCACGATCTATGTGGGCTACGATACAGTCAACCGTTTCTGGGCTGTCGAGGAGAGTGTGGATGGGGTCTTGGGCGTCGAGAGCCGGGTGCAAACCTTGGAGCAAGCGATACAGGACAATGATGTTCGCGGGCTTGCACCGAAGCTCAGCGCAATCTCGACCCAGATGGGGACGATCCTTGAGCAACAGAAAGAGTTGATGGACCTTCGTTCCATGGTAGAGAAGTCGGACAGTGTGGCCTCCGGCCTGCAAGGCAAGCTGGAGAAATACGACGCCGAGATCGAAGACCTCTGGAAAGCTATGGACGATTTAGTGAGGAACCCAATGCGATGATGAAACTTGAAGCCTTTATCTGGGTGGCGTTCATTGCTGCCATTGCTGCGATCTTCTGGGTCAGTGGTGATGGCTTCTATCGCTACCCCTGCCAAGACCCGGCTAACTGGAGCGCACTTGAGTGCACTCCCCCCATTTGCCTGCGCACTGGTATGTGCGCCACTGACCTGACAGGAGCCTCGCAATGAGCAAGAATGACCCAGAGATTATGGAAGCCAAGCTGCGCTACTTCATCGGCGTTGCTCTTGTGGTGATCTTGGCTGGCACCATCTTCACCATCCTCTACAGCCTTGTCTTCGTGACCCAGCCCCTCGGCGAGTCGAGCGAGAACGACCGCAAGTTCTTCGAGCTGCTGACCCCCATCGCCTCGTTTATCGTCGGCGCTCTGGGCGGCGTGATGGCGGCGGGCAACAACCGCAACAAGGGTGGCAATGATGAGCCGCCGACACAGGAGTACATCGAATGATCGGACGCATGGTTGGGATGCTTGTTGGCCGCAAGCTCAAAGAGAAGGCCGTGGACGCAGTGCTGGACAAGGTGAACCTGCCTGACCCGGTGGAGGGCGCGATCAAGATCGCTGCCACGGGCAACGTCGGTGACCTGCTGGGCAGCATGGGCAAAGACATGGCCATGGATGCTGTGCTTGGCGAAGTCGTGAAGAAGAAGCCGAAGAAATGAGGTGGATCGTTGCCCTGCTCCTGTCCACGACCTGCGCGACCGCTACGCCCTATGATATCACGCGTGTTATCGACGGCGACACTGTGGAGATTGCGGTGGACTTCTTGCCGTCGCCCCTTCCGCCCAAGCTGTCCATCCGTGTGATGGGTATCGACACCCCCGAGAAGGCACCGCGCGCTCAGTGCGATGCCGAGGCTGAACTCGCTAAGAAGGCCAGCGCGTTCACCAAGAACGCCGTAGCCAACGCCCTTGAGGTCGACATCAAAATCCTCAAGTGGGACAAGTACGGTGGTCGTGTGCTGGGCGAGGTCTATCTGGACCACCAGAGCCTCGCCGAAAGTCTCGTCTCCGCCGGGCTGGCCCGGCACTACAAAGGCGATGCGAAACAATCTTGGTGCGAATAGGAGAACATAGATGAGCCTGATTACCGTAGACCAGCTGCGTGCCATGATCCCAAACAACAAAGAGGTCGAGGCTTGGTGCGAGGAGCTGAACAAGGCACTGCCGAAGTACGACATCACCACCGACCAGCGCATCGCTGGCTTCATCTCGCAGTGCGCCCATGAGTCGGCGGACTTCACTGCCATGTCTGAGAACCTCAACTACCGTGAGGAGACGCTGAACAAGGTCTTCCCGCGCTACTTCGGCCCCGGCAAGCGCAACGCGGCAGAGTATGCCAAGAACCCCGAGAAGATCGCCAACTACGTCTACATGGATGAGTTCCGTACCTCGAAGCTGGGCAATACCCAGCCCGGTGACGGCTGGCGCTTCCGCGGCCGCGGACTCAAGCAGCTCACTGGCCGTGACAACTACACCCGCTTCGCCAAGGACTACAACATGACGGCGGAAGAAGCCGCTGTGTGGGTGGAGACCAAGGAAGGTGCGCTCGCCTCGGCTCTGTGGTTCTGGAACACCAACAAGCTGAACGCCATCGCGGACACCGGCAGCGTCCCGGCGCTCACGAAGAAGATCAACGGCGGCGACATCGGCCTCGCTGATCGTCAGGCCCGCTACACCCGCGCCATGGCCGCACTTGGCGGCAAGATCGCAGCTGCTGCACCGGTGACCTCGGCTGTTTCGGAGACACTGCGTCGTGGCTCCAATGGCGATGCGGTCAAGAAGATGCAGGCCAAGCTGGGCCTCGCAGCTGATGGTGACTTCGGGCCGGGTACTGAGGCCGCACTCAAGAAGTGGCAGGCCGCAAATGGACTTACTGCCGACGGCGTAGCTGGCCCTAAAACATTGGCTAAACTGCTCGGTTGATGTAAGGTAACTGCAACGCAAACGGAGTACTGCAGATGAAAGCGCCGATGCCTAAGTTCAAGCCCTGCCCGGGCTGCCCCAACCCGAAGAAGTGCACCGCCATGGGTAAGTGCATGAAGAAGGCTGCTAAGAAGTGACAACGACTAAGATCGCCGAGTTTAAAGGGACGTTGCCACGCATCTCCCCGGAGCTTCTTCCGGGGACAGCGGCGCAGATTGCGACCGACGCAAAGCTCTACTCCGGCGATCTTATTCCCATCCCCACACCCGTGGTGGCTGCGGCCGCTGGCCGGACTGGCACGATCAAGACGCTCTACGCGCTGCGTGATCCGTCGACGAGCGCCCTCAAGTGGCTGACTTGGGCGGGCGAGATCGACATCGCTACCCCTGCGGCAGACGAGCTGAACGAGCAGCGGTTCTACTACACCGGCGACGGTACGCCCAAGGTCAGCACCTACGCGCTGGCTACCGCGGGGCTTGCCCCCTACCCGGCCACGGGTGGGTACTACGAACTCGGGCTGCCGCTGCCCACAGCGACGCCCACGGCTACGCCGACCTCGTTCACCACGGTCAACTCTGCGAGCTTCGCCCGCGACGGCGGCGGCAACGTGACGCTTGTCACTGGCACCGCGCACAACGTCAAAGACGGCGCTCTGGTTACTGTGTCCGGCTTTGCCTACCGCAACGGGACTTACTCGCGCACCGGCACGACGATCACCGTCACGATCAGCGACCACGGGTTGGTCAACGGCACGCGCATCTACATCGAGTTCACCTCGGGCGGCGCGACGACGAACTCCTACGCTGTGACCGTGACGGGGACCAACACCTTCACCGTGGCTGACACTGTGTCAGGCTCCACCTCTGGCGACTGCCGCTGGGACATCCGCGACCTCAACGTCACCACGACGGCGACGGTCATCAACTCCACGACGCTGACCTACTTCTCGCCCGGGGCGCAGATCGCGCTGACAACAAACACCGACGGTCGTCTCGATCTTGGTGGGTTGGTCCAATCGCGCAACTACCTCTACACGTGGTACACGCCGTGGGACGAGGAGTCGATCGGTTCGGAACCGTCGTCCGCCATCTTCATCAAGGAAGGCCAGATCGTCACGGTCTCCGGCCTGCCGACTGCACCACCCGCCGGTGACAACTTCATCCGTGGTATCCGCCTCTACCGCACCTTGGCTACGACCGCCCAGTCAGCCGAGGCGGACTACTTCCGCTTGGCCACGCTGTGGTTCCCGCAGGCCATCGACGCTGTGGCACGACAGTCAGACGTATCTGCCATCAGGTTTGCTGAGCCCCACAAGTTCATCGAAGGCGACCGGTTCAAGTTGTCCGGGTGCAGCGAGGCTGGGTTCGACATCACCGGTGGAGTTGTCACCAGCGTGATCGACAGATTCTCGATCGCCTACGCCCAAGTCGGGACTAACACCGCTATCACATCTGCCACTGGCACGGTCTACTACGACGTGGCTGAGAACCCCCCGGTGGACGCGGCACGGTACTGGGGCGACGCCTCGTACAACTTCACTGACGATTTCAACTACCGCAGTTTGCTCGACACACTGGCGTCGAACGACTACGACCCACCGCCTGCCGATCTGCAGGGGATCACGATCATCCAGAACAACATCATGGTCGGGTTCGTGGGCAACGACGTCTACTTCTCCGAGCCGGGCGAGTTCCATGCGTGGCCCAACAAGTACAAAATCTCGCTGGAGTACAACATCGTCGGCATGGTCGCCCTTGGTAGCGACCTGCTCGTGATGACTGAGGGCTTCCCTTATGTGATCTCCGGGTCCGACCCGGCAGTTCTGTCGACCACGCGGTACTCGACCAACTACCCCTGCCTCAGCAAGCGCAGCATCGTGCAGACCGATGTCGGTGTGATGTACGCCACCCACGAAGGTCTGGCGCTGGCATCGTTTGTTGGTGGCGTCCAGATCGCCACGGCCCCGGCGCATAGCCCGGACACATGGAACGCAGCACTGGACCCTAACACGGTGGTGGGTGCGTTCTACGACAGCATGTACTTCGGCTCGCACAGCACGGGTGCGTTCTTCTACCGCCGCTCTCAGGACGGGCAGTCCCCCGGCGACTTCGTCGATTATGACCTGACGTTCACCGCCACGTGGTTCGATCCCATCATGGGAGCGCTCTACTACGTCACGGGCACCAATGGTGACATCGTGCGTTGGGACGATCCGACCCAGCCAAACGCGGACTACGCGTGGAAGTCCAAGGTGTTCGTGTCGCAGGTGCCGTTCAACCTCGGCGCCGCGCGTGTAGTCGGTGACTACGCCGGCGTCACACCGTCTCCGATCTGGGGGCAGTATGACGAAGAATGGCAGGATGCCGATGTAACTTGGGACGTGACGGAGCCTGTCACCTTCACGCTATATGCGAACAAGACCGCGGTGCTCACGACGACGCGGGCGTCGAGCGATGTGTTCCGACTGCCAGCCGGCTATAAGACGGACACCTACGAGTTCTCAGTCACGGGCACTGTCCGGGTGCGAGCAGTCCATCTGGGCGAGACACCGGCGTCACTGGCGAGGTCGTAATGGCGCGATTTACAGGTATCCCCTCACTGCCACAGATTGGCGTAGAGGAGTGGCAGTTCCGCGTCCTTGGTGCCATGAAGCAAAACATCGAGCTTCTCATCGGCACTCGTGGCGAACAGGACCTGTCCAGTAGAGCATTGCTAAAATCGTCGGTCGCTATTACCAGTGCACCAGAACCTTCCCTTCGTGCAGTATCTGCTGTAGGATCGGGGTTTACAATCAGTGGTGCACAGGTGCCGTCCTTGTCCGACTATCAGTTGCTGGTTCGTGACGTGCAATCTCTGACAAATGACGTGGCCCAGCTAAGGGCAGCATTAAATACTCTGATCTCACAGTTGAGACGCTGAAAGGATACCCGGTATGGCAAAAGCCCCCTCTCGCGGCGGATACACTGGCCTTCGTGACATGTTCGACGGCGGTGGTGCTGGCCGGTCCGGTGCCACGTTCTCGGGCGGTGGCGTGTTGTCTCGCGCCGGTAACGCTATGGGCATCGCCCCGGCCGGACAGGGTGGTGGCGGTAGCTACAACCCCGGTGGCATCAATACCAACGATCCGAGCAGCAGGCTGAACCGCACGGCAGCGGCGCTTAGCGCCCCCCAAGGTGCGCCGACGGCGCAAGATCGGCCCGTCACAAAAACCACCCCTGCTGCCCCCGCGCCTATGCCGGTGCGTGCTGAGCGAGAAGGTCGGTCGGCCCAGTCCGTAGCGCCCGTGCTGCCTGTCGTAGAGCTGCCCCCCACGACCCCGGCTGTGATCCCGCCGAGCGGTGGCTCCGACTTCATGGACTCCAGCAATCTGCTTCTGATCGGCGCGGAGATCAGCCGCCGCAACGCCGAGCGCTCGCGCGTCCCGACCTATGAAGCCGGTGGCTACGTGGGCAAGGATGGCGCTCCCATCCGCCCATCGACCGCATCGCTTGATCTGCCCCCGGCGCTCGCCCGTATGCTTGACATGCCCATGCAGTCTTATGCTGCGGGCGGGATGGTCGGCCCCGGCGGCATGCCGCAGCGCCCGATGGCTTCTCCCATGGCTATGAACGTGGCTCAGCAAGGCGGCGCTCCTGTGGTCGGTCTCGCCCCGCAGGGCGGTCAGGGCGGTCAGGGCCGTCCGCTTAACTTCGCTGCCATCGACCAGCAGGCGCAGCAGTTCATGCAGCAGAACCCGCAGCAGGTTGAACAGATCAAGGCCACTGTCCAGCAAGCCATGGACGCCGGCGAGATCGACGCCCAGAGCCTCAACATGTTCGTGCAGGTTGCCACGACCGCGCTGCAGAACCCGGAGATGTGGCCGCAGCTGCGCCAAGTTCTGATCCAGCAGGGCATGCTGGACGCCGAGGACGTCGGTGTCGAGTACGACCAAGGGTTCCTCATCATCCTCTACATCATCGGCAAGACCATGGGTGGTGGGCAAGCGGCTACTCCCGCGCCGATGTCCGCAGGACAGGCACCCCAGATGTCGATGGCTAAGGGCGGCGCACTGCCGGCCAAGAGCAAGAACCCGGATGGGTCGATCCCGATCAACGCCCACGAGGGCGAGTACGTCATCCCTGCTGACGTGGTTCGGAGGCTGGGCACTGACCACCTCGACAAGATGATTGCCAAGACGCGCGGCGCGGACGGCAAGGGGCAGATGAACGACGACGATTACGAAGAAGGAGAGATGTGATGGGCTTCCTGTCGAAACTGTGGAAGGGCATTAAGAAAGTGGCTGGGGCTGTGGCCATGATCGCCGCCCCCTTCATCGCTGCCCCCATCGCTGGCGCCATCGGTATCTCCGGGGCGCTTGGCTCAGCACTGACGGGTGCCGCCATTGGCGGTCTCGGTGCAGCTGCGGCGGGGGTTAACCCCCTAGTCGGTGCCGCCCTCGGCGGTCTGGGCGGCTTCGGTGCGGCTCGCGCAGCTGGCGGGGCCACAGGTAGTTTGTTCGGCAAAGGTGGTCTGTTCGGTGGCGCAGCCCCCGGTTCTACTGCGTCGATGCTCGGCACCACTGGTGCCGCCGGGGCTGCTGGAACTGCTGCTACCGCTGCTGGTACTGCCGCCGCGCCCGCTGCTGCCGCCGGGCTTACTGCCGCTGCCCCCGCCGCTGCAGGTGGGTTCTTCTCCGGCATCAACATTGGTACCCTTGCTCCGGTCGCCGCAGCCCTGTTTGGTAAAGCACCGCAGGACCTGACGTCTGAGGAACTCGAACTCGCAAAGCGCAACATGGATACTTCGGCCACCGAGAAGGGCGTCTTCAACCAGCGACTTGCGGGCGCACGCTCTCTGATCCAAGCTGGTGAAGCCAACCCCGAGCGTGCGTTTGCCGAAGCTCAGATGAACACTCAGCGCGGCCTGCGCGATGTCGAGCGGACTGCTGCCATCTCTGGTCGCCCGGGCCTCCAGACCGCGGAGCGTCGTCGTGCTGCTATCGAGGGTGCCCGTGTGGGCACTGCCGCTGTCACTGGCGAGCAGGCTCGTGCTGCACAGACCAAAGCCGCAGGGCTTGCGCAGTTGCCTACCGACGTGCCGACGTCCGGCGCAGAGCTGAACATGGCGATCTACGAAGACCTGTACAAACGCCGGTCCGATTTTGCTAAAGACTTGGCTGGCGGTTTCGGGCAGATGTACGGTAATATCGCCTAATAGGAGGCACTCATGGTCCAGACGTTCGGTAAGCGCATCATCGGTGGCATCGGTGCCCCGGGCGGTGGCATGTCGGAAACCTTCGGCGCGGGTGTCAACACCGCGCTTGGCCAGCGCGAGTCGCGCCAAGCCATGCGGCTTAACGACATCGACCTGCAGTGGAAAACTGAGGATCGTGAGGAAGCCAAGCGCCGCCGCGCTGCAGCTGCAGCGGAAGCGGCTGCGGCCAGAGCGCGTGGTATTGCTGCTATTGAGGCAATGCGGGGCGGCGGAGCCGGTGGTCCATACTTCCAGCTAGGAGCGAAACCGGCAGCCGGTGGCGCCACTGCTCCGGCTCCGCGAGCGGGCGTGGACACATCGTTCCCTCTAGGCGTTTCGGCGCCTACTGTCTCTGGTGGCGCCGGGTCGAGTTCTGTTGGTGGCGGCACTGGCACTGATCGTCTTGGTGCACCCGCGCAAACGCGCTTTCGTCCAGCCGGGGTCGCACCCGTGTCGGCCCCGAACCCGTTCCTCCGGCTGCCGCCCGCCCCTGATCGGAGTGGTGGCACTTCTGGCACAGAGCGTAACCTTGGCGAGAACTCGCTTGCGCGCATCCCCGAACTCCTAACCACGGAGATCAACATCGGTCCAGACGGCACCATCACTACGGCGGCACCCGGCGAGCGTACCGTAACCATTCAAGGTCCGAACGGGGCAGTCACTGTGCCTGCGGCACCCGGCGCCCTAGATTTTGCTGGCGTGCCCGCTATGGGACAAGAGGCCACAGCGCGGCTGGGGTTTGGTCCTAGCACCGGCGCAGCGCCCGTTGTGCCTGCGGCACCCGGCGATCTGGGTTTCGCTGGCGTGCCTGCTATGGGGCAAGAGGCCACAGCACAGCTAGGGTTTGGTCCTCGGCTCGGCGCAGCGCCCACTCCCACAGAGCAGTTCCTATCGGCCGTTGGTGCGGCTCCGCCGGGGGAGATTGATATTGAAGCACTTAGGGGCTCCTATGACAGTCCGCTGTACGATCCGTTGTTTGCCCAGAGTGCTGAGCAGACGCGAACCGCATTTATTTTTGCTGCAGAGGACGCTGCTGCCCGTGGTGATGTAGGCGGTTACGTCACCGCTATGGCCAAGGTGCGCGAGCAGGAGATGCTTATCCTGTCCCAGCAGTTGGAGGTCGGACTCGACGAGGCTAAACGGTTCAACAGCCCGCAGCGTCTAAGCGCTGTGCTTTCCATGGTTTATGGCGGGACGGACATCTTCATTGCGCCAACAGAGGGCGGACTCGCGGACGTCTACGTAAACGGCCAGCTCTCTGAAACCGGCACCAGTATCGACGAGCTTGCCGCCAACGTCCGCATCATGGTTGACACCGGGTTCCGCGAGCAGATGGCTACAGCGGCTGCTGAGCAACGCGCCGCCACTCTGGAAGTTCAGAAGGCAGTCGCTACGGAACAGGGTAAACTAGAGGCGAAGCGCGACGACGACTTGGTCCGCGCAGAACTCCAAGCTATAGGTTTCTTGCCGCCCGACGAGGCTGTCCGGTTTGAAGAATACTCAACTGGCGAGGTTATCGGGTTTGACTTCGCAGGCAATGAGGTAGTCCGGTACGCCCCAGTGCCACAAGAAGACGGGACTGTGGCGCTCCGTGAAGTGAGGAACTAACTCCATGGCGATCATCGACGAGACTCCTACGAACCGCGCTATGGGGCTGGGTATGCGCGCGCCCGGCACTGGCTTCGGTGGTGACCCGGCTACTCGTATGGGGGTTGGTGCGTTGCAGCCAACGCGTGCTGACACTGCAGTCCAAGGCGAGACTATACGACAAGCGCCCGGACTACGGACCGGTGGACTGAGCGGTATGCAGGGACCGTCCCTGACAGAACAGGCGCTGGCTGCGCCCCCGCGGCAGCAACAGCGCCCTCCGGCCACGGTCTACTTTAACCAGTCCACGAACGAGATGTTCGCTGGTGACCGGGTGTTTAAGGCCGATGACACGCAATCTGCGCTAGAAGTTGCCCAGATGCCCGCCAACACCACTCGTCCGCAAGGACAGGGGTGGACTGCGCTGCCCGAAGGGTCCTTCAACGATTACCTCGCGTCGTTCTCTGAACGCCGTGGCGCCATGGAACTTCTCGGCCGCGGTGCGAAGAACGTAGCCTATGGCCTCGGCACGCTGCCGGGTACCCTGACATCGCTGGCTGGCTTTGAGGAGACGGGTGCTGCCATGCGTGCACCGGTCGAGTCGCTTCTCGGTGACTCTGAGAACGAGCAGCTGCGTTCCGCGCTCATCGCTGAGAACAGCACGCTGTGGGAGAAGATCAAAGATGCCAGCATCGAGTCCATCCCGTTCCTCCTCGCCTCTTTTGCTGGCGGCGCTGGGGGTGCTGCTCTTGCAGGTCGTGGGGCGGGACTGACTGCTGAGGCTGCCTTGGCGGCCAAGACTGCTGGCGCCCTCCGCGGCGCGACTTACGTCAACTTGCCCACGCACCTTGCGAGCATGTACGACGCAGCTGTGCAGAACGGGCAAGACCTCTCCAGCTTGGACACCAAAGCGTTCATTCTTGGCGGAGCACTGGCCAACACGGCAGTCGAGCGGTTCGGTATTGAAGGTCGGCTATTCTCCCCTGTGGTCAAAGACGCAGTTACCAAGTCTGCGACGCGCGCCGTCCGCGACCGGCTGCTGACTGGCGGCCTTGTTGGTTTGCAGGAAGCTGGCACCGAAGTCTTCCAGACGGCTATGGAGACGCTGCTATTTGATCCCGAAGTCCGTGACAGGATGACCCCGCAGGATTGGAAGACGATCCTGCCATATGCACTGGATACCTACGGCGAAAGCTACCTCATCGCGGCTGGCGCTGGTGCGCTTCTTGGCGGTGGTGTCGGTGCTGTACTGCCGCAGGGTGCGCTTGCGCGCGGGCCGAAGCCGCCTGTCCCAAATGACAAGCCTGTAGACCTCAACCAGACCGCCACTGGGCAGGTCGCGGAGAAAAAAGGACTGCTGGCGCTTCCAGCGCCGGAGCGTCAACCCACTCCGCTGGCCATCACCAGCATCCCCGGTGCGCAAACCATGGGTGCGATGGCAATGCCGCCGCAGCCCGGGCAGTCAACTCTTGGTCCGCAAGATCGGGCAGGTGCACCCTCGCCGCTTGATCCGCGCACTGCGCCTACCGTAACAGGAGAGGTCCTGCCACCGCTGCCCTCTGGACAAGCTCGGCTCCGTGGTCTGCCTGCGCCGCCACGGCAGCCTTCACCGCTTATGTTGTCCGCACCGCCAATCAGCGAGGCTGACTTCTATGCTGGTCCGGAAGGTGTGACCCCGGCGGGCATGACCGTAGCGGAACCTGAGGCTGCGCCTATGGCTGCCCCGGGTGAGCGCCTGCGCGTGGGTATGGACCCGCGCCCGCAGCTTCTGACTGCGTCTCCTGCGCCTAACAATGTGATGGCCGATAGGTTGCGCGCAGCCATGGAAGCACGTCAGACTGCTGCAACGCAGCAAGCAGCTGACCAGCAGGCAGCAGCCGAAGCGACGCGTCAGGAACAACTGACCGAGGCGGCACGACAAGCACAGGTCGAAGAAGCCTTCGCCCAGCGCGATGTCCAGCAGCGGGCACTGGCGGAAAACCAAGTCCGTGTGGCCGAAGAACAAGTGGCCACTGCGCGCACTGCTTGGGACAAGTTCCGCAACAAGCGCCGCCTCACGCTGGTACCGAAAGCCAAGCGGGCTGTTGAACAGTCTGTAGAGTTCGACATGCTGCCACCCGTTGCACAGCAACAGTGGCTGGACGCTGTCCGTAAAGGCAAAGCTACAGAGGCGCTCTACAAGCGGTTGCGCAACGCTGCTCCTGCTCCTGCTCCTGCTCCTGCTCCGGCTCCTGCTCCGGCTCCTGCCGCACCTAAGGTGCCGAAGGTTTCGCCGAAGGTGGTTGCAGTCCAGCAGCGGCTTGCGACACTGCCACCCGAGACGATGACCACCGTGATGACTATTCTCGGCGCCCCTGACGTGGCTGCGCTCGACGCATTGGTGCGCACGGAGCCTGACCGTGTGGCCAAGGCCATTAGCGAGGCGACCAAACCGCCGCCCGGACCGGGCAAGGGCACCAAGGCTGACACGGTACGTAAGCCCAAGCCCAAGCCCAAGGCGGAGATCGCGCCGAAGGCGGAGACCCCCGGCAAACAGGACCTAAAGAAGGGGACAAAGTCTGAGGCCGCGCCAGAAGCGCGGCCTGAGCCTGAGCCTGAGCCTGAGCCTGAGATTGAAGTACAGGCCCCCGCCGCACCGCTCACGCTCGGCGAGCGCGTGGATGCGTTGAATGAACGGGAGCTGCTCAGACTCCAACAACTCCTCGACGCGGTCGGGGAACCTGACATTGACGTCGCGCTTGAGACGAACCCAGAAGCTGTGGATGCTGCGCTGCGTGCTTTGGCCGGGCGCAAAGCGCCGCCGTCCCGCACCCCGGAGCAAATCCAAGAAGCCCGCCAGAAAGAGCTGACCAAGTTGTCCGGCACCCCTCTGGTAGTTATCCAGTTGCGCGAACTCATTACCGACTTCAACTCGAAGACTGACAAAGCCACCAAGCAATTCATCGACGCCTTCCAAAAGGTGGCAGCTGCTGTGCGCAAGAGCAACCCTGATGCGGTACTCGGCCTTATGCGTATTCTTGACTATGCAAATCCTGACAACACGCCGAACATCCTGACGTGGCCGGGTGGCAAACGCCAGATCGTACCCGTGGGTACTACGCTCGAAAAGACCCCGGGCCGCAACGCCCTGTCCGACTGGAACACCATTGACGGCATGGTCGATCTCGACGGCAAGTCTGTGCTCCCGCTGCCTGCGGGGCGTGTGCAGCTGTTGGTCAAGAACTATCTCCGCAAGCTCAAGCGCCCGCCGACTGTCACCGTCGCCCGCAATCAAGCCGACCTCAAGACCAAGAACCCCGCGCTCTATCGCGCCGCTAAAGCATCCCGCCCGCAGGGCGACTTCGACACAGCCAATGCCCTTGGTTTCTCCTTCGGAGATGGTCAGGTCATCATCTTCTCCGACCGCATCGCGTCGGAAGCACAGCTTAACTTCGTGCTCGCGCACGAGTCGCTGGGCCACTACGGCCTGCGGGCCATCATGCCAGCGGATAAGTTCGACTCCGCCATGGAGCAGGTGTACAAGAGCGATCCGCTCATTGCCGCCACTGTGGACCAAGCCGTGGAGGCTCGCGGCCTGAGCCGGTCCGAGGCCACCGAGGAATACCTTGCAGACTACGCTGCTGTGCTGGACATGTCGCTCCTGCGCCGCGTGGCTGCCGCCATGAAGAACGCCCTCAACGCCGTGGGCTTTAAGTTCAGCGATGACATGGTGCGCCACCTGCTGCGCATGTCCCGCCGCTACGTCCGGAACGGCAAACGCGACAGTCTGTTCACCACAAGCGACATCTTTCAAGACATCCAAGCCATCGAGTCCGGCACTGACCAGCTGGGTACGGGACGCTTTAGGGAAGGGTTTACGCGCGACAACATCCGCACGGACATGCTCGGGCTCGACGTGTACGGCCACCTGCCACGCACGGCGCAGGACATCAGCGACGCGCTCAAGCCCGGCGTTGAGAAGCTGTCCAACAAGACTGAGGCGACGATCCGCAAGTTCTTTAGCCTGACCGCCTTCAACGCCTTGGACAACCCCGGCCTGTCGCGCCTGATCCAGATCATCCAGCGTGGGTCTGACGTCTCGATGCGTATCAGAAACGCTGCTGACGAGATGATGGCCGACGCGCTTAACCGTGAGTTCAGGTTCTTTGGTGTCCGCATTGCGGGGGGCATCACCGAGACGGAGCAGCTGGCAGCCAGCCGCCTGAACTACGGGCAGCAGGATTCTGTGCGTGGCAAGGTGGACGCCAAGGTGGACGCCGTGGTCAAAGCACTGCGCGACAAGAAGCGTCCGACGTACATGTTCACGTTCGACGGCGCCGAGGTGAAAGAGAACACTGCGGCCATAGCCGCCTACATCAAGGCTGGTCGTCTCACGCTGCCACAAGCCAAGGAACTGCTGGCCAAGGACAAGCGGTACAAAAAGATCGCCGAGGAGCTGACTGACAAGCACCCCACGTGGACGGCCTATATCGCAGGCCGGGAGGCGTTTGAGTTCGCTGAGCTTGAGTTCGTCAAGGCTCAGTACGTCGCCCTTAAAGCCGACCGTGACAACGCGGCCTTGGCGCTGCTTGACCTGCTGCCTGATCCGGCCGGGAACGCCGACAAGGTGCTCCCTGCGTATGCCAATGCCATGTTCAAAACATGGACGGATGTCTACACCGCGCTGTATGCAGAAGATGCCTCAGTGGTGTCGGACAATTTGGTGCCGACCGAGCGCAGCGCAAAGACCGCCAGTGAGTTCAGCCGCACCGTGAACGAGGCGCTTATTGCCAAGGGGTTCGATACCCAGAAGGAAGACGCTATCCGCGAGTTCTTCAAGGGCAAAGAGGCTGACGACTTCATTGCCCAGCTGGTTAAGTTCCGCAAGCTGGTGGCTGTAGACGAGGACAATAAGTTCGTAGTCCAGCAGAAGGTGGCCCAGATCGGTGCTGCCTCGCTGTCCTACAGCAGCGCGGAACTCAGTGCGCGTAAGCTGCTGGTCCAAGGCTACACGCAGATCAACCGCCCCGAAGAAGGGTTCCAGATCAGGACGCAAGCCTACGACCCAGCCACTGGTGAGCTTCTGCAGATGCACGACGAGTCTCGTGACCGTGCGGTTTACCGTGCCGTCGGCACTGCCGAAGAAGGCACGCAGCTTGCCAAGAAGTTTGACAGCATATTCTCCGACACCAATATCCCAGACGGTACCCCGAGCGACATCCGGGTCAAGACCATCAAGACTGCCGATGGAAAGACTAGGAAGGTCCGTGTCTACCGGATGCTGGTTCGGAAGAAGGGCGAGTCTGAGTTCAAGGTCCGCGATGTTGTGGTCCGCGCTGACGTCAGTGCTGCTGCCACTGGTGTGTCCACTCCACTCAACCTGAACCTCAACGAGTTCATCCGTGGTCTGCGGCAGTACGGCCTCAATATCCAGCCGTCGAAACTGGAGCAGATCGTCGTGGACATGACCGCGCAGGACGCCCGGGCGCGTAAGCGACTGGAGCAGACTGGTAACCCGGGCTACGAAGTGCAGAACGGCGTCACTGCCTTCGAGTCCATCGCCCGCCACATCGACGGTCGCGCTTCGCTTACTGCAAAAATCCAGATGCGCCCTGAGATCGACCGCCTGATGAACACCAAGCTGTCGGACAGCCGGAAGCTGTGGTTTGGTGACAACGAGCGACTGCGCAGCCTCAAGTCGGCGTATGATAAGGCAGTCGCCAGTGGTGCCCCCGAGTCTGATGTCTACCTCGCCAAACGAGAGTACGACCGCTACGCTACCCAGATGAGCAAGACCCAGACCGTCGTCAACGGACGGTCGGTGAACATGGGGAACAAGTACCTCTCCGAAGGCCACAGCCTGCTGACCTTCATCAACGGCAACCGCGACGTCAACGAATCCGACTGGGGCTCTGGCCCTGTTGCGTCCTTCCTGCGGCGGTGGATTTCTGCCGCGCAGCTTGGCGGTTCGCTGGCTCAGCCTATCATGAACAACATCGGCCCCTTCACGAACTTCATCCCTTGGCTTGGGTCGGTCAACGGAAAGACCGGCTTCGGTGGTGGGGCCGGCTTCACAAACGCCTACACCCAGTACCTCCGGGCGATGTCTGACGTGGGCGGCGCTGGTGGTGTGTCTTTCACCAAGCAATCCATGGAGATGCACACCGCAGAGTACTGGAATCAGGTCGCCACTGGCCTGACCAAGCATGATGGTGTATCCAAAGCTGAGGCGGAGTTCATCGCCAACGAAACCCTGAGCGGGGTGCTCACTCCCGCGCAGGCAAACAACCTGCTTGGCTACGCACGCAACTACACCACCAACCCGGCGGTCCGTCAGGTGCTGGACAAGTGGATGTTCTTCTACCTGTCCTCCGAACAATCGACCCGCCGTGCCGCGGCTCTTGCTGCCTTCCGTGTGGAGTGGGAGCGGCAGCTGGCACGCAAGGGTGTGACAGCCGACAAGCTGAGCGCCGAGGACTACAAGAAAATCCACCGGATCGCCACGGACTTCGCTGCCGAGGGCGTGAACCTAACGCTCGGTGACTACAAGGTCATCAACCGTCCGGCTGCGTGGCGCTCTGGGTTCCAGTCCTTCCTCTACATGTACCGGGTCTGGCCGACGACTACGATCCAGACGTTCAGCCGTCTGAGCCTCGGCGGCAAAGCGGCGATGGCCATCCCACTGCTTGCCCTGTCCGGCCTTGCTGGTCTGCCGTTTGCCGAAGACGGCGAGGACTTGATCGACACCATCCTCCAGAGATCGGGTAGCTCCATTGGCAGCATCCGTCTGGAAGCCGCACGCCTGATCGACGAAGTGTTCCCGGGCGCATCGCCCTTCGTGCTCAACGGGTTCATGAGCAACTGGCTGGGTACGGACGTCGCTGGTCGCTTCTCTGCGGGTGATTTTATCCCCGGTAGCGGGGCCTTCCTGCCCGGCCAAGACCCCTACCAGACGTTCAAAGAAGTGGCTGGTCCTGCTTGGGGCTTCCTTGAGGGCGTCGCCAAGGGTGGCTCTCAGGCTGTAGCCGCTCCATTCTCCGAGACCGCCACGTTTGTGGATGCTGCCCGCGAGGGTCCGATCACCCTGCTCCGCGCCCTTGGTGACGCTGCTGCGTACACCTCCGCTGGTGCTGTCGTGGACAAGCGGGGCTACGTCATCGACGAAGACCTCACCACTTCCATGCTGATCTCGCGCGTGCTGGGCTTCACGCCTGCCTCGGTCGCCGCGCAGTACGAACTGATCCGTCTCGCCAAGCGCGAAACGAACTACCAGAAACAGGTGGTAGCTAAGTTCCGCACTAGCTTGCTCAAGGCCGAGTTGGCCGGGGACCGGGAGGCAGCTGCCTCCATCCGGCGCACGGTCAGAGAGTGGAACGCGGAGACCGCTGGCACGCTGCTGGAAATCAGGAACTTCGAGAAGAACTACCAGCGCCTCAAGAAGCAGGCAACCATGTCCGCCAAGGAGCGCTTCCTAAAGTCGGCCGGTAAGGCCAACCAAGAAGCCGTCGATCTCATTGGCGAACTGGTGATGTACGACTAGGGCACTGCCCGCAGCTGACCCAGCGTCATGCTCTCCGGCCGGTTATCCTCATTCTCCAAGAGAGTGTGGAGCCGGTCGTGAGCAAGGTTGATGCCGACCACGTAGGTCTGGGGGAGCCGCAGTTCTGGGATGCCCCGGCCAAGGATGGCCTTCTTGGATGCGGGGGTGGCGTCGATGCTTTCCGACACGAGCACGTCGCTAAACTTCTTCCAGTCCCCGCCCCGGCTGGCCATCCACTGACGGAAGTGGGTGCGATCCACAAGCAAGATGCCCCGGTCGTTCTTGGCATTGGTGGCCTTGCGGTGCAGGTCGAACCGCACCCGGACTTCTGCGCGCGGCAGCCTGCTGGGATCGTAGATCGGCAGATCGTGGCCGTCTATGTGGGAGACGAGGACAGTGGCAGCACGCATCTCGTTGAGGTACTCACCCAGCAGATCGAACTCATCCAGCTTGGCGGCGCTGATGCTGCGGCGGATCATGCCAGCCTGCTCCAGTGCGAACTCAGTGGCCTTGGTGTAGTCGTAGTCCACCCAGCCATTCTGCACGGCGATCATGTTCATCAGATCGGACAGCACGATCATGACTTCCCAGTACCGCTCCTCGCCGCTGAACCGAACCTTGTACTTCTGCTCGAAGGCGACCATGTGGTCGGCGATCATCTTGGTAACCGCAGCCTCGCCCATAGCCACCAGCCGCATGAGGATCAGCAGGCCGACGTGCCCGTAGTTGCGGGTGATGGTGTTGTAGAACTTGCGCCCCACATCCGTGCTCTTGGTGAAGATGTCCGAACTCTCCAACGAAAGCTCCAGCATCCGGGCCATCTGCGCGTCAGTCTCGAAGTTACCAGCCAGCAGCTTGCCGCCCATGGGGCGGTTCGTTGACAGGGTCACAGGCGTAGCCCATATCTTTGGATCACGCTCCTCCACCCGGGCATTGAGACGGCTCTTGTCCCGGCCCTGCGTCACACCGTAGATGAAGTCACCGACCTCTTTGTCGGGCATCATGGTGGTTTCGTCGATCGTCATGGGCAGGTTGTTCAGGAACGACAGGCGGGTGAACAGCGCGTTCTGTGTGTACTTAGACTGGAAGTGCAACTCGACAGGGTTGCCCCAGATGGACTGCATCGCCAGCTGCGCCAGCGACTTGCCGCTGCCCGTCGGCCCGTAGAGCGAGAGCACTGCACCCTTGAGCCCGGTGAACTGGTAGAGCGGGGCGGACATGGACACACCCATGGCGAAGATGTGGGCCTTGAGCCCGGCAGCTTCCATGAGCTTGGTGATCTTGATCCACTTCTCGTGGTCACCCTTGGAGCCATACATCCCAGTGCCGATGCGCTGCACCGCAGAGGATAGCACGACATCCTCGACCACGGTCTGGCCTTGCTCATCCTTACGGACTTGCTTGTCGCCGAGCACGAACAGGGAGTTCTCCTCCTTCCACCCCAGCGTGGTGTAGAGGTTGGTGGTTGTCTTGAGCCTACGTAGCTCATCCATGTAGGAGCGAAGCATATATTGGAACCTCTCGGTTATGCCCTTGAAGGGCAGCACGATACCTTGGTCAGCGATGGCGGTGGGGAACTCACGGTTCCCATCGGCGAGGTAGGCTTGTCTGAACTTGAGTTCCTGCCAGCCCTTGTGCGGGCGCTTCCAGTGGTAGCGGACCACCTCGTAGCCAAGGGCTTCATCCTTGCCGTAGCTAACAGGGTACAGGTCGAACGGCACGACCATGATGTCAGTGTCGTCGATGGTCTGGGCGATGCCGCCCTTGGCCACACGCTTGAAACCCGGAGGCATGGGCACTTCGTGTGCCACTTCGTCAAGCGCATCCTCGGCTGGGCCCTCGGCCTCAGTCAGCTTGCGTCCGATCTGGCAGGGCGACGTGATCTTGCCTGCGTAGGGACACTTCTTGCAGCCGCTCTCGCGCAGGTCCTTGAACTTGGCACAGGTGGTTGGTCCTGTGGCCTTGCCTCTCCACTGCTCCACCTTGAGGACAGTACGACTATAGTCGTAGTCCGGGTGCTGGTCTGACCACGCAACAGCCGTCCCTTCCGGGTCGTCGCAGAAGGCAGCGATGCCAAGCAGCGCATACCAGAACGGCTCCTCCACATCCTTTTGGTTGTTGGCAGCCCAGCGCACCTGTGCGCAGCCCTCGATGATGTTGCCCGCAACGGCAGGCTCGTACTCCGTGCCGGACGCAAGTGCTCCCGTGATGCTCGACACAGGCTTGACCTGCGCAGCGAAGCCGCGGGGAGTGCCGCCTAGCAGGCGCTGCTTTGTGATGTAGGGGAGCAAGACTTGACGCAGATCGTCGGGGTCGTTGTCGGGTGCGTCCTTGATGAGCGTCACTTCCGCCCCGTTCTTGGGGTTGTGGGTACCTACGGGGCGCAGCACTCGGGCGCTGTCGGCGGTCACCGCCGGGTCGATCTCGAAGCCATGCTGCTTCGCGCACTCCTTGAGTGCATCAGCCAGAGGCTGCCAGTCTGCGGGCGCAAGCGCCTCGGTCAACGGCCAGTACACGTGGAGACCACGGCCCGAGTTGACGACCATGGGTGGCGGCAGGCCACTGGCTTTGAGGAATGTCTTGAGGGCCTTGGCGCCCTCGCGCTGGTCGGCGAAGGGCTTGTCCTCGCCACAGTCGATGTCAATAAACAGAGCCTTGGTCTGCTTGACGTTCACCTGCTTGCGATTGCCTGCCTCGATGAACGAGGACATTGCGTAGTACACGTTACCACCAGCAATGTCGATCCGGATGACCGCGCCGGACAGCGCGTCTATGGTCTCGTAAGACTTCTGCGCGCGTTTGTCCGGGTTGATAACTGTCGCTACGTAATACCCTTCGTCGGGCAGCACCCTGCCCAAGAACTCTGCTGTGTCCATGTCCCTACCCTGCTCGGTGTGTGGGGGGCTCGACACCCCCCACCTTTATTTTACGAGAAGCAACTTCTGCAATGCAATCAGTCTGTCGTCCTGATCCATCGCCACGATGGCCGGTGCCGGCCACTCGTGTTCTGTCATAACACGGAGCATGTCCTTTAGGATAGCCCGCGTTTTCGTGGCGTTGCGCTCGGCAGGGTGGCCCTCTTTCTTCCAGTTGTAGTAGGTTACCCGGGATACCCCGAGTAACCTTGCCATCTGGGTGTGCGTGAGCAGCATGTGCCTACGGAGCGCGTCGATCTTCTCGAACGTGATCCGCTTCTGCTCAGTCGTCATCGTCCATGTCCGACATCAGGTTGGCGATCTCGTCGGCGAGGGAGCCAGTGCCAGCCTTCTCCACCTTGGGAGCAGCGGCCTTAGGTGCAGCAGCCTTCGGCTTGGGAGCCGGAGCTTCTTCCTCCTCGACGGGTGCAGCCTTCGCACCGAACCCACGCTTGGGTGCCGGGGCTTCTTCTTCCTCGACCGGAGCGGGCTTCGGCTTGGCAGCGACAGCGGCGGGCTTGGCGGCAGCCTTCGGCTTGGCTTCGGCCTTGGGCTCAGAGGCGCTTTCTTTCTCGCCAGTGATCTCAAGCACCTTGTCCGAACCGAACAGCCCTTCGACCGCAGCGTACTCACCCTCGTCAAGGAAGCCGCCGAACTTGAACATCAGCTTCGGGAAGCTGGCGTCAGTGTCGAAAGTGACCACGGTCTTGACTGCCTCGACCGGGATGCCCCGCATCTGCAGTTCCTTCTGGTAG